TAGGTCAGCACCCTTACCAGTAACAGTACCGCCAACACCGATAGCGAAATAATCGCCACCGTGGCTAGTTGCCCAACGCCCCGCCGCCTTGGAATCCGCACGGAGACCGACGCCTGGGAAGATTTTTGCGTATTGGTCGCTATCAACTAAGTTCCTAACCTTCCTACCAAACCCCACAGCCAGTTCAGCCGTGTTAGATGTCTGGATTACCTTCTTATTCGGATACTTCCCCAAGAACCAACTCGGCAGTAAGTAACTAGCGAACTCTGATTTCGTGTGTCGCGGCGGCATGTTGATGATCAGTCTCTTCAACTTCCCAGCAGCTATCTCCTCAAACTTCTTAGCCATAAGAGCATGATGTCTGCCATGTATAAACCCAGGCCACATTTCATGTACGAACGCCATGAACGACTTTTGAGCCTTCTCCCGCGTGACAGCATCCTTATACTGGCTTACCTGCTCCAGTAATTTCTCCTGCTCGTTCGCCGGCAGCTTGCCTATCAGTTCACTTAAGTCCACGGACTATTCGCCTCTGCTCGTAATCTAGCTATCGACAACGATTCCTGCCTGATAGGTTTCTCTAATCGGTTTTGTATTTTCGATAGCGTAGGATAAATACTCACAGGCCGGTAGTATCTCCTCCCACCATGCTGATCCTTATACATGGTGTAGAGCAAAGTAAAAGCCTCTAGCAATAGCTTCTCGTCTTTATTCATATGCTCAAATTCCTCTATTTTTGGGCATTACTCCAACGTCCTGAAGTTTATATATACAGGTCTAACACTCCTGCCAGCGCCCTTAACTTTTTTCAGAACGCCTATCTTCACAAGCCGGTCTATGATCTCAGCCGTATTCCCCATACCAGCTTTTCCTCTGACATTGCATATATCCCGTATAGAAGGCCCAAACCCATACTTCTTCCACCACTCATCTATACACAAAAATACTTCTCTCTGCGCCGGCGTCATATCCTTCTCCACACATTCTTCAAACGACATCTCCCTACGTCGCGCCGTCATGTTCCTATTTATAAGTAGCATCTGGAAATCTTTCCACTCTTAAGACTTTACTTTAACTGTGGAAACTCTTCCACTCTTAAGACTTTACTTTAACTGTGGAAACTCTTCCAGTAGCATCTTGATAACCATCTGGATTTTCTAAAAATATATCCCCCCCGCCATCCTCGTTTTCCACATCAAAGGGGGTGCTTTGCTGGGGAATAGGTGAGCCCGCATCCTGATCCAATAAATTTGGTGAGGCTTTGAGTGGAATAGTATGTAGAGTGGATGCCGGAGTCCCATCAATAAAATCGGGGGGTACGGGGTGGGTACTGTCGTCGTTATCAGAATCGCAATAATCGCCCGATTCGCTAGCATTTGCGCGGGTTTTGACGTCATCGCCTACTAGTTCGGCTAGCAAGTCGGTCGCATCAACTGTTACCGCATCGTCATTCGATAGCATCATAGTTTTCAGTTGGTTCATGATCTGGGTTTTGATTGCATCGCTATTCTGAACGTGGCTAATCTCTTTGCGTTCGGTGAATGCTGCCACTTCTGTTACCGTCCCCAAAACTTTTGCGCTTGCTACTTTGGTCGCGTGTTTTGCTTCAGGATCAATTAGTACTTGCACCAGTGAATGAATGACTAAGTTGCGCAAGGAACTAGCATCAGCATATTTCATGGCCTCATTCGATAGCACCATGGCATCGATAGTCGTGGAAATTAACGGGTTCATTTTCAGTTTGCTCGCCTCATTTGATTGCGTTCTAGGTTTTCCCTTGGACTTATAGGCCGAACGATAAGCAGCAGCACCGGTGCTACCTAATGCTACCTGCTTACAGAATTCCCTCTGCTTACCAGTTAATTCACTCTTACCGACCATTAAGATCTGTTCGACTGGTATTCCTTCTAGTGCTTGTCTTATGTCTTTACGTTTCATAGTAATGGACTGATTTTAGCGGGCGGGCATCGATGCCCAATAGCGCGCAATATACAGGAACATTCGCAGAATAGTCAAAATCTATAAAAACCAGGTTTTTGATTAATAAATACAATAGACTTAAGCGATAAAACATATTGCATTGGATTTTATATTGTGTCAGCATTCGTTCCTGCAGTGCCTTATTAACGATGACAGGAAATTAAAACATCATGAAAACATCAACTTTACTAATGATTGCGATGATAGCGTTTTGCGTTTGGTCTCTATTTTTCACGTTCAATGAACAATTTTTCTTTGCTATTGCCTCAATCATTGTCAGTACTGTTTTATATATTGCGAGTACCGCATCACAAAAGGAAGGTGATTAAATGAAAGCTTCATTAATAGTATTCATCCCAACGGCCTGTATGTCGTTCTGCTTTTTGCTTGCACTGTTTAATGGCTTTCCACTACTTGCGGGCGCAGCACTTTTACTCATGTTCTTAGGATATCGCTTAGTACTATCACTCGAAGAGGCCGGAAAATGATTATTTTTAATTATGCAAGTAAAAAAGAACTTAAGGCCGCTATTGGTCAACCATTGCACTACATTGAAACGTCAATGTTCGGCGCAGAATATAAGGCCGATGGACTGTTAACGGGCGCAAATCGCCCACATATTACGCACAAAGGCCGCGAATTTTTCGCTAATGTCATGATGGAAAACGGACTGATCAAGTCTGTTAAATAGGGGGAAACAATGATTTCTGAAATTATCGCGGGCATTTTTGGGTTCTTTATTCTTTGGGCATTTCTCTTTTTATTACTCTCATTCTAGGATTATCAAATGCAAATTATTGTCGAATTAAAATCAGTCTACGGACTACAGACTTATTATCCGTTTTGCGAAAAATCCAAGCTTTTCGCGAAGTTGGCGGGCACAAAAACGCTAACTAAACATGCACTAACTGACATCAAAAGCTTAGGTTATGAGATACACATAAAAACCGAAGTGCCCGACTTTGTATAAACCTATTGTTTTTTTTACCGCCCGATGCAATACTTGCGTCGGGTTTTCCCTATTACTTGCGAGAACATAATGAAAACATTCGATTACATTCAAGATGGTGGACATGGTTGGATCAAAACCCCGATTAAATTATTGGTTGAATTGGGCATCTATAAAGAAATTTCTCATTATTCGTATTATCGCGACGGGTTCGCTTATCTAGAAGAGGACTGCGATTTAACCCGCTTTTTTAATGCATTCAATGCCCGCTTCGGTTTTGATCCGAAATTACGCGACCGCGTAGCACGAATGAAGCGTTCAAAAATTCGTTCTTATTACTGCTATACGCCCGCAATTGTCGAAAATCTAATAAACATGGGTGCCGTATGAAAATCACATTTATTGCAAAATCAGGTAACAGAAAAACGGGCGCAATACCTGTTACTTATAGTCAACGTGAGACGTGCCCGCCTTCGTGCGCGCATTATAGAAGTGATTGTTACGCAGAGGATTTTTATACCCGCATGGCATGGGATAAAGTACCTGCCCGTGGCAAGTCACATGCTGAACTGTGCGCCGATATAGCGGCCTTACCAGAGGGAACTCTGTGGCGACATAATGTGGCGGGCGACTTGGCGGGCGAAGGTGAAAGCGTTGATGCCTATTTACTGGGCGAACTAGTGAAAGCGAATTTCGGCAAGCGTGGTTTCACTTATACGCACAAAAAATCCGTTGAAGCGATCCAATGGGCAAAACATGCGACGCAATGGGGGTTTACTGTAAATCTAAGTGCCGACGATGCGGGCGAAGCGGATATTTTAGCGTCCTACGACATGCCCGTTGTCTGTATTGTGCCAATTGATACGCCCGAACGCACGACAACGCCACAAGGCCGACCGATTGTAGTTTGTCCGGCACAAACCCACGACGATAAAACCTGCGCCGATTGCGGCCTCTGCGCGCGGGCGGATAGAAAAATCATTATCGGTTTTCGGGCACATGGCACAAGAGCAAAAATAACCGACCAAAAAGCCCGTAAAGTAATTCCAATTGCGAGAATGTAAAGCGGGATTGATTGCGAAAATGACATGAAAAGCCTGGGGATTAGGCCGGAAATTTTTCCGGCTTATCAGGTTACAGGTGAGCCCGTACGGGTGAGTCCGGCGACGGGTGAGTCGGGAACGGGTGAGTCTATTTGGGAATGGGTGAGTCCGGCAATAGGTGAGTCATTAACTTTAGGAGAGTGAACAATGATTACAGATGCAAAATTGATATTAAAAATATGTGAGCTGTATCGCGTAAAGCAAAGCACCAAAAAAGTGAGCGAAATACTAGGAATAAGTGAGCCTAGTGTTAAGCGGGTAATTAATAATTGGTTTGAATAGGAGAGTGAACATGAGTTTATTACAGGAAATTCAACAACATGGTTTAGCAGATTGTGAATTTAACCGGAAACTGACAGGAGGCAAGACATTGAAATATTACTTAGGCAATGTTCTTGAGCGCAATGGTGAGTTTGAGTACATATCAGAGTACTTGTTTGCAACCAAGGGTAGCCCAGATCGGTACTCAAAAAAGGTTGCAATGGATTGGCGCGGTAGTACTAGGGATGATTGGGATGAAGAACAGGATGGATGGTGGTGCGATTGCACGTTGGTGTTTGATGGTGGGCGCAAGGAGATTCCGAAAGAGGACTTCGATGTGCTGAGTAAATATCTTACTGTTATGTCGAGGGCGAAATGAAAAAATTTAAAGTAATCGCACGTTATAGCAATTATTGCGAAGCATTTATTGCTGCCGATTCATTGAGCGATGCCCATATTGCAGCCGCAGAACTTGATGGCGGTGAATTTAGTGAGACAGATGGCGCGAAAAGTGACTGGGAAATTTACCAAGTGATTGAGATGCAAAGAGAACTAACAGTAGACGAAAAAGCATTTGCCCGAGCTGTAGATAGTAATGGCGGGTTTCCAAGTGAAGCAGTCATTGCATTTATATTATCAGAAGATAGTGATGAATTTTATGATGGAAAGTATGGTGATTACTATTCGTCTCTGCAAGACATGAGTAATGTATTTTGGTCAGCACTTGAGTACGCAAGGGAGAATAAATAATGACACAGTTACCAGATGAAATAACCATTGGTTTACATTTTACTGACATTCAAGAAATTGACGATAGCCTGACTAATGACGAAGCGCGACAGGTTTTGCAGTTAATGATACGCAAGGAAGATTGGTTCGATACAGAAACAATTAACGCATGGATTCATTACTTTAAATGTATTTGAGGGGTTAAAAATGGAACTTAAAGCAAACGACACAGAAACATGGCTGGAAACCATTTGGGACGCACTTCATAAATATCGCGATAAATGTATACCCGAAGGTGAACTTGTACATGATGACGAATGGAGCGATATATGCACAGCGATGGCATGGTTAGAAGAAGAGCTGCTAGACTGCCCGCATGAATCCTAACCCACACGCTATGTTTGCCGTCTACATTCTAGAAGATGTAGATGGCAACATTCGCGTAATCTCAGACTGGAGCGGAACAGGTGAGCGATGCCTAGACTTGGGTGTTGAGATCATGCAATCGCTTGCCTCCGTTCAACCACTTACGGACGGCGCGCTGTCACTTGCAATGCCGCACCGCTCTGACGTTGAACATTGATGGTATGGGTGAGGCTCTGCGTAAAAGCAAACATGCCCACACGCATGTGGAAATCATTTGCATCCTCACCTGTCCTATCGCTCATCCAAGTAGGCCAACCAATTTTCTGCGCCGCCTCTTGGCCTGTGCCACTAGCATCATTATCTGCAATGACTATGCCGCGCTCTAATCCTGACGCTACTTTCACCATGTTACCTGCGGAAAAGCAGACATGAAGAGTGTATCTCTGCTTCATCTGCTTCATCGCCGCTCGAACCGACAGAGCAGTAGCATAACCCTCGCACACAATGTTCACTCCTCTGTTATCGAAGGTAAAGGTCGCGTTACTTGTACGCTGTCCGTACAAAAACTTCTTGCCACCATCGGCATCGATCTGCTGCACACCGACCAGGCTCCCTGCCACACGCATAGGTATCAGCAATACAGGCTTACCTTCTACCCACAGGACATTGCCCTGCTCATCTGCAAAGCCTTTCCTTTCAAGGTATGGGTGAGTCGAGAACCCACTACCGTTGAGCATACCTATCGCCCTCTGTATCGCAACCTGCTGCTGCTTACGCCGCTGATCGTCAGCTTGGCGGATGGCAGCCACTGAAATTTTCTTGTCCTCTGCGGTAACAGGTGAGTCTGGCTTCCAAATAGATACGACAGTGCTTGTCGCATGATTCTGAACAAAACCAACGTCCCCCATGTACTTCACCGCACCGTTGCGCGAGCGTGGATGATCCTCAGTTGGAAACCGTTTCCACACACCCATCGGCGGATGAGCGTCAATAATGATGCCATGTGACCGTGCAAATTGAATGAAGTCCATTATCGTTTTCCTATCGAGCGTAAAAATTCTTTAAGCTTTCTATCTACAAACCTGCGCGTGTCATTATTTGGCATGGCTGGTCTGTCATCACTCAAACCTTTAGGCCACACACCAAACTTATCGCGATAAGTATTTGCCGCTCGACCTTTACTCCAACCCTGTATCTTCATGTACCAAACCATCTGGTTCCAGAACTCCTGTTTGTTTTCCCTTACCGCAGCACCTGTCAACTCTTCCATCATGCCGTTGACTTCCTGCACAAGATTCTTGCGCTCACGCACAGCACCACAGCTATAACAAGTGTCGCTACCTTTAGGCCACAGCGCACCACAGGCATGGCACTTACTTTCTTTCTTCTCTTTATCTGTTAGTTCTTTCTTTGGCTTCTCTTTACCATCATCCAGATCAGTTACGCCGTTCTCGTACAGCTCTTCCCAATCTTTACGGAAGCGCAGATAGTTACCACTGTGGTCAAGCCATACAGCAAACGGCTTGGCTTCTGGATTACTTTGATTAGCACGAAGAACCCTACCCATCTGCTGAACATGGGAAGAGAAACTTTTGGAGAATGGACGCGCAGATACACCTATCTGTACATACTCGTTATCAAATCCTTTGGTCAAAATATCACAGGCTATGAGCCCGACGATCTTGCTATCAGGTTTGGCAAAGTCCTCGATGACATTGCGCTTGTACTCGTCATCATCTTTGTAGCTCAGAGATATAAAGTTATAGCCAATGTCCTGAAACTTAGCAGCCAGATCAGCACCATGTGCCACGCCCGCAGCAAAGACAATAGTCTTCACAGGATCACCATTAAACAACTCACGTACCTTCTTGCTCCACTCTGTAACCACATCGCCTGTGATCTTCATGCCGCGCTCACTTGCCTCAGCCTGACTCCATTCGCCGGCGACTTTCTTTGCGCCCTCCATGTCCACTTCCTTGGCTATGAACACACGCAGAGGCACAAGTGAACCACGATCTACCAACTGCTTAGTAGTGACAGGAGATACGACATTGGAATAAGTATTGCCAAGTCCCTTGGTAAATGGACTGGCAGACAGACCAACCACTTTGATGTGTGGATTGTCTTTGATGAACTGAATGGTTTGCTTGCGCTGTGCATGGCATTCGTCTACCACCAACAGATCGAGGCCAGGAAAATCCCCACGCTTTTCCAACGTCTGTGCAGAGCAGACTTGGATACTCTCATGGGGTTTGTATCGCCAATGACCTGACTGTAGTACGCCATGATCGACTGAATATTTATCTAACCTGCGGGATGTTTGATCACACAATACAATACGATCTAATACCATGGCTGCCTTGCTGCCCTTCTTCTTGGCAGCCTCAAGCATAGCGATGGCAATCTCCGTCTTGCCACCGCCTGTGCCTAGATAAAGTAACTGTGATCTGTGACCTGCTGCAAACCCCGCCCGCAATTGCTTGATTGCTTCTTCTTGATAATCTCGTAGCTCTAACATTGATTCCTCCTACCGGCACACACGCCCGCCGGTGTGGGCGTTTAACCTTCTAATTTTTTTACTTTCTTTAGAAGAGAAGTGACCTGCTTCTTTAGCTCGCTGTTCTCGCGTTGATAAGTATCTCTGCTTATCCGCATCTCTTTTAATTCTATGTCCAACAGCCTCATCTGGGCTCGTAAATCTGCAATTATTGACCGTGCTTTTTCCTTCTCTATGTCATCCGTACCAGAGGCCATAGCCACTGTCAGCTTGTCTTGCAACTCTTCGTTCTCTCTCTGCAAAGTGTTTGCCGCAGCACGTAATGTCTCGCGCTCAATCTCTCCCTCGTTGAACTCCACAGCAGGGTCAGTAGTAGGAGGTTTTGCTATCCTAGAATTTACTTTAACTGTGGAAGAGTTTCCACTTCCTTCCAACTCTTTTCTCATAGCGTTGACAAAAGTGTGGGATACGCCACAAATCTCGGCGACATCACGATTACTATAATCCTGCCACTCAATGTCTTTTAACATTGTCATGACGCCCTTGCGCTTGTCCTCGTTACTTGGACGTAGCCCGTGCTTGTTGTTGGCCTTGATGCCGTGCAGGATGGCGTCTCTGACGCTTCCATCTTTTACTTCTGCACTGATACCTGGAGAGTTGATTCGCTTGTTGGCAAAGTACCGATGGAAACCATCTGCTAACCAGTAATCCTGTCCGTCATGAAACAAAACAACTGGCGGGAACTCATCCCCGTTGAGCATCTCATCTGCGTACTGTGCTACCACGTTCTCGTCAATCTTCACCCGACTCTGCGTCCCGCCGTCTATTCTTATTTTGTCTAAGCCAATATTCATTTTATTCCCCAAGTAAATATGCGACACACGCCGCAATAATGAACAACAACACACCCATGCCAATCATTATTCCCCCCAACAAAGTAAAGTATTCAAATGTTTCCATGGCTCACCTATATAAGTAAGTATCTATAAACAGGATTGGATAGACTGTAGTTATCTTTATCGTTACGGCTCCACTGTGCAGCATTCACCAGATTGGCAGATGGGCAGCTAAAGTTTTCTTTCGCTTCTACCATCGTCATGTAGTTGCTAAGTATGTTCTTGCAGCTAGTCTTGCTGCCGTAGTGGTGG